TCTTTTTCGTTCCTTAACTTCAGCGACAAGTAATAGTGCATCTACTTGCTTTTGTAGTTCTAGGTTCTCTGCTTCGAGTCGTTCCATCCTTGCTCTCATCATCCTATGTTCTAATTCGAGAGTCTCTAGTTCGCATTCACGATCATAGATGTCACTCTCAAGTTCTCTTATAGTTGATTCATAATCATGATTCGAACAACTCATTTGCTCACCATCTTAAAGAAGTATTCTGCATCAATGATTGCTAGTGGTCTACTTTGATTCTGCTTAATGAACACTACCGGTTGATGGTATCCATGTTCTTTAGCTTGTTCGTAGTAGTTATATACAGCAATCTTTGCTAGGTTCTTACACTCCACTTGGAAAGGAAAGAACTGCTAGTACTTCTTACATCATCCTGCTGTAGCGTAGGGAAGCTGCTGAGTATCTTATCCCTCACCCACTTTTGTAGGTTTCTTCCTTTTGCTTTTGCTGACTGGGGTTTCAAGTTTAACTTCCTTTCGTTTCACGATCCATGACTTTGGTATATGCATCCTTGCGTTACTCATCTCACCTGATACTGTAGACGCTAGACAGATCCCATCGTTAGTCTCAGCTACTAAGTAACCGATAGTCCTGACAGGATGTATGTCTACTTTGATATCGTCTTCCCATCCTCCGTCTGAGACTGCATCGACCCACTCGACGTAGACAATTGAGGCGGTTGCCAAACTTGGTTTACTTCCCTTTGTAGCCACAGGAGTTGTCCGTTTTCCAGTACTCGCTCCGAGTCTCCTTTGTATGCTTCGAGTACAGCAAGATACATTTCGTTTTCTGTTTTGCATTCTTTAAGAATCCTTTCCGCTTTAACTGCACCAATTCCCTTGATACCGATGATATTGTCAATTCTATCTCCTGTTAGTATCTGAGTATAAAAACTTTTCAATCCATTAAACTCTGTAACATAATAGGTTTCTTTGTTCCTGTAGTTATAGTGCCATCCTCTGAATTGATTCAAGTCTTTATCTATATGTACCATGATAACTGCATCTTCAGGTACAGCATAAGCTGCTATGCCTACTGCATCGTCTGCCTCAATACCTTCTGTCTTGTGGAACTTCCATTTCTTTAGCATGTGTTCTCTCAAGGCATCATAGTGATCAGGCTTCTCTGTCTTACGCTGACCTTTGTAAGGTGCTGTGACTGCGATGTCGTTACGGTAGTTTCCTTTCCCGGTAATCCAACCCTCATACTCAACAGCACCTACATCAGTAAGAATATTATTGATCGCTTCATCAAGTCTCCATTTAGCTAAAGGTTCTTCAATGTCTTTGCTTGAAAAACCGATAGCATATACTAGAGAATCAGCATCAATCAACGCCTTCTTAGAGGATGTCGTCATCGTCAATGTCAGCGATAGCCACAGCTTCAGGTTCGTACTTCTCTAACTTAGTAACTGTGATCTTCTTGATCGACGGTGCGTTACCATGTAAAGAACTCATAGGGTGTGAATAAGAAGACAAATCAACTTCTACCTCAGTACCGTTGCCGATGTCGTTGATGTCTACCTTTTCACCTGATGGTGTCACCGGAGCAAACTCATACTTACTCTTACCTACAATGTAATTACCTTGACCTTCTTTGTTCTTAATCTTGATACCCAATGATGTTAACTTCTTCACGTCAGCATCAGAGATGTTAGCTACTACAGCTTCAAAGCGATCATTGTTAGCATTAAACTTAGTGTTTAATTCCTTCATCCACTTCGACCAAAACAATTCACCTTTAATTTTAACTACGCTCATTTGAATTTCCTTTCAAGTAATTGATACTACACATATATTATACCACATTTTACTGCAATGTAAAGCTTTCTGACAATTGTTTTTCTCTTACTATATCTAAACAGTCTTCGAGAAACTCTTCAAGTTCTTCAAGAGTTAGATAAGTAGCAAGTACTAACTTATCATCCTTATCAACACCTAATCCTACTAACAACTCTACGTCTTCAGGTATGTTCATGGTCTGAAGTCCGCATCTTTGTAGGCACGATAGAAATCTGCCACGTCATGATTAGGAATATACTCTTTTATTCCCTTGAGACTAGTATGAACGTGCTCTAAAGACAGTTGAATATCTTCAGGGTCTTCACCCATTCTTAGCATCTCCATTACGCACTGCTTTAACTTCTCATTCATCAATGTGTTTCCTTCCAATTGTTACCTACTTTATACTCACCGGCAAGAGGACATCTCATGTTGAGGATTAATCCTGCCTCAGCTATTGACTCAACTCCTAACTTACCTGCGTCTTCTGCTCTTGCTTCTTCTACTTCTATTTGCCACTCATCATGTACGTTAGCTACGAACTTGTAATCAATCTTCGCTGACTTAAGTTTCTTATCTAACAACACTAACGCTTGCTTCATGACAACTGCACCTGCACCTTGAAGGAGCGTGTTGAGTGCGGAATGTTCCGACCTAACTTGTAACCTACGTCCATCAAGACTTGGTAGCGTTCCTTTCTCAGCCAGTATCCGAACCACTTTCTTACGTAACGCTCGTAGCTTAGGCGTGTTCTTAAGAAAATTAGAGATGAGTTCTTCTCCTTCCTTTGCTGAACCACCAACAATCTTCCCAATCTTGGAAGCTCCTGCACCATAGAGGAATGCATATATAAACGTCTTAGCTTGATTCCTCGTTTCCAACATCGCTGCCCTTTGGTTAGCCGTGTGGATGTCACCTGATACGACTTCATTTGTATACGCATCATCATTCATATAGTGAGCAAGCATTCTTAACTCCAGTCCTGAAGCATCAATACCTACTAACTTATATCCTTTCTCTACTGTCCAAAGAGCACGACATTCTGCACCGTACTCGCTACCTGAATTAGGTACTTGTGCCATGTTAGGACTCATGTGCGTCATACGTCCTGTCACTGCACCGTTAGTTATAATACGACCGTGTACCCTACCGTCATTGCTTACTACCTTTAACCAAGAATCTATCTGACTGATTCTCTTTTGTAACAACAAGTATTCACCGATTAGCTTTGCTTCGGGGATCGTGCTTTCGTTGAGCGTTGTTTCGTCGACGATTGCTTGTCCTTTGTCGGTAAATCTCCTTGGCTTCCACCCCTTTTCTTGGAGACGACTGGCGATTTGCTGTCTGCTTCCGGGGTTGAATACTTCGACTTCATCTTTGAGACGATTTCCTGTTTTCTTTGAATATCTTTCAGTTGTTTTCGTTGGAAATACACTCTGTAATTCATCTTCAAGATTGCTAAGCTTACTCTTAAGTTCCGTGAGAAGTATGATAGCACCTTGCTGATCCAACTTGAATCCGTTTTGTTCTTGCTTACAGATGATTGTTTGTATTTTGTGTTCAAGATCTATGCTCCTTTTATCAAACCATTGGTTGTTAAATTCACTGACTAAATGTTCATACAACTTCTGTGTTACTAGTGTGTCCTGTATACAGTATGTAATCATTGCTTGACTAACGCCATTATCGAACTCACTAAAGTCGTCTTTAGGAAAGCCAAGTCGAGTACCCCACGATGCCAGACTATGACCGCCCTCTAGGCTTGGACTTAACAGGCGACTTGCTACGAGCGTATCGTACACTTGGCTCAGCTTCATCGTAACTTTCCAGTTCTTCCGGAGTACTGGAGCATCGAAGCTTATTCCGTTGTGCATGATAATCAAATCGCATTGATCCAAATACTTTTGTAACCCACTTACTTCCGTCCATACCTTGACCTCGTTAGTTTCAATGTCTCTTGTAACACAGCACCATATAACATCGTGCTTACTATTAGTTTCAATATCAAGTATAATCTTCATACTATTATTATACCATGCTTTGTTTAATTAGTCCACCTAAATACATTAGAACAGCTACAAATTCTACTATGAATAACGCATAGTCCCGCTGTCGTAATCCCGCATAAGTCCACAGTCCTGAACCAATGAACCCAAACCACAGATTCAAAGGATAGATGTTAAGACTTGTTAGTGCTATCCCGATCAGGCATAGGATTGTCCCTGTCCACTTCAGCATCTACATTCCCTTTCGGTAACTTTTTAAAGATATCATCCCAGTTTCTATCGAATTGTTCCCGATCGGTAATAGGTCTTGGGGTGTCACCTTTACCGTTACCACATGGTCTATGTTTCATGTTCTCATTTCTCCGTTTCATCGACACGTTCTACCTCGGTCCAAGCTGCGAAGTGAACAAGCTCATCTCCGTCCTTGCAGTAGCTATACATGCCATCAATACTACCGAACCAATATACCTTATCAGGATCTGCCTCAGGTGCACCGGGCGGAACTCTAGGTTCTTCGTCAATGATTCTAAACTTATCGCCCTTCTTTAAATCATATAGTTTCATTTCTTAATCCTTTTACAGTTAGCTTGATTCTCTTTACACTCATACTCACCACAGAAACCATTACAGGAAAACATCTTTAACACATTCTTAGCCCACTTAATATGATCTAAGTTTTGCATCCTTGCTTTGTCGTGACTTAGCTCAGGATAATCATTAGCAATGTCTTCCAGTACTTTAGTATACTTCTCTATAACGTCTGCAGATTCCTCTAACAAGTCTGAGATACGATCATGTTCATTGTTCTGTACTGACTTGCGACTAGGTATCTGTCTTCGTATCTCTGCACGTTTACGTAATCGATCAACTAAACTAAGGTCTGATTGCATAGTCTTTTCCATTAACTTCTACTCCCTGTCTAACCCTTGAAGGGAACTTATCTTCTAACCAAAAACATCTTCGATCATAGTCATTACTGATAGCTCTGTATCCTACCCACGTTGTATCCCCTTGTCGATAAGTTGTACACTCAGTCATGTTCTCTACGTAGTGGTTCAGTGAACCATAAGCAAAGCCACCCATGAATGCGAAGATGAATACAAAGCCATACATCATAACGAAGATTCCTCTGAAGGCATCTCCATCATACGACCAGTGCCACGTGTGTACAACAAGCGACATGCTTTACCAGTCAATCCACTGAAGCGATTCTTTAGCACTCGTACGTGCGTAGTGTTACGCTCCATTAGATCCTCGTGTTGACCGTTACGTTCGAGTCCTATAACTATATCACTTAGCTGTGCAATAGAACCTGAACCACGCAGCTGTGCAAGTGAAGTGGCTGCGCCTTCCTCGTGACCCTTGTCAGACGGACGTTTCAGGTGTGATACTACAAACAAACTGATACCTGTTTCCTGTACTAGCATGCGTAGCTTTGTCATGATCTCATCGATTGCCTTACGTTCATCACCGGATTCTTGTGCGGATACAATGATACTCACGTGATCTACGAAAACATATTGGCAATCAAGCCCACGAGCCATAAACCGTACCCGATTAAGAATGTTATCGATAGAAGTGCTCCCGAAATGATCAAACAGGAATAGCCTATCACTGCCAAGAGTCTTATCAAAAGCGTATCTTCGTTCGTCGTCTGTTGCATTATTGTCCGGTAAATGTAATGGTTTATTAACTGCTAAGCTCATCAATGATTGTGCTGTCTTCTTGACTGACTCTTCTAAGAACATCAAACCGATGTTATCTTG